GCCATCTGACCAAACCGAAATCAGGTCAGGAAAAAACGGAAATGGCCGTGCATCCCACGTCCAAATGAATTTGCGCGGGATAAAATTTGCTTCCAGCGCATTTTGTGCATTCAGGTAATCAATGGAGGCATCGAGCGCCGTGCGCTGCGCGAGGAAATCAACGCGCCCGCGCGAACCGCGAGGGTAAAAGCTTTCCACTGAATCCGGGTCAATAAACACATTCGGCTGATTCGCGCAGCCATCCACCGAAGGAAAGCCAAGCTCGGAAAACCAAACCGGCTTCATCTTCGCTGTCCATGCCGTAGTCGTGGCATTGGGGTTAGTGTGCGTAGAATTCCACCACGCTTTTACGTTTTTCCATGCGTAAGTAGTGCCGCTGTAAAAGGTTTTGGTGGTGCGCGTTCCATCCCAATAATAATCCCAACCTTCATCTTTTGACCAGCCATTGTAAACAGCTTGGTAATCAATTTGGGTTTGTGGCAGATCAGGCGTTAATGGAAAGTAGCAATCAATGCAAACCACATCAATATTGCTATCAGACCAAAGCGGGTCGAGATTATACCAGCCGCCCGTTGAGTGATATTCGCTCCAATCCCCGCCGTAGGTAACTTTTACGCCAGCGCCCACCGCTGATTTAACCGAAGCGGCAAGGTTTTTCAGCTGCGTAACTGCCGGGAAAACGCCGGGGCTGCTCATATACTGCGTAAGCCCGATAAACTCCGAGCCGATCATGAACGCATCAATATTGTTTTTCAGGTAAACGCCGCCCACCTGCAAATTTGCATACCAGTTAATGAAGGCGTTATAGCCATTGGTGCGCGTGAAGAACCCCGCCGCATCCGTTGCATTGGTTGGGGTAATTCTGCCGCGCCAAGGCTTCGCTGTAGGCGTGATAGTGTCAACCTGCACCATGGGATAAAACATTACCTTATAGCCACGGCTTTTGAGTTCTTGGCATAGGCGAATAATGCTTTTGTCCGTAGGCGTGCCGCCGTAAGTGGGGGAGCCATCGCCAAAGGTTTGTATGACGTGCGCGTTATTGCGGTTAAAACCTGCCACCGCCCAATCATCGGGCGTAACTCTCGCTCCTTGGCTGTCAAATTCAGCGGCGGGCTTGATGATAGAAACGGCAGGGTCAACGGAATCAGAAAACCAGTTTACTACTACCGAAACCCATTCAACATTCGGAAGCGTGGCTTTGAGATTATCCAGCGCAACCAGCGCGTCGGCTTTATTATTTAGGTTATTGAGGTTTTGTTTTAGAACCTTACCGCCTTGTACGAAATTGCCGGAAACGTCTTGCTGGCCGTACTGCTTTTCCTGCACCACCGTATCATAAACATTTTCACCAGCGCCCGGAATGATAGTGATATCCTTGATCTTATCTTCCAAATCGAAAGGCTTTTTGAGCGTGCGGCGCACTTCAAACGTAAAGTTTGGTATGCGGTTGCCGAAATCGCCCAGCGGAAAATCTTTAATCACTACATAGGCCGTGCCGCGATAAGCCGGTGTTTGCCCTGCCGGAAAAAATGAAGCCATGTAGGTATCAGGCAATTGCGTTTCATCGCCCAAATAAAGCGTATAACTGCCTTGCGTTAAATCCAGCTGCTTACTATCCGCCCACACGCGCACTACTTCCGTAATCGGGCCTTCGCAAATGGCAATCGCTGCGCTTGCGGTATAGGTATAAGTCGTGGTGGTGGTTTCAACGCTGCCACCGCCGCCGCCTTTGCCGCCACCGGAACTTTGCGTTGTGGTGGTGATATGCTCCTGAATAGGGCGTGACCAAATAATATTACCGGCAATCCGGGCATTGCCATAAACCAGCGGTATAGCCTTGCCGTAAGTGGAAGCTTGCACCATCAAATCAGTGACGCGCGGGCCTTCCTGACTAAGCTTAGTTTTGCTGCCGAAAATGGCGCGATCAACAAAGCCGCCCAGGAATCCGCCCGCACCACCGGCTACAGCGGCGAAGAATGTACCCGCGCCGAGTGCGGTTGCGGCCTCGCTTGCCGCCGCTGCTAAAACTATTGCTGCCATCTGAAAACCTTTAGTAAGCGTAATTTCCAATCATTATCTAGCCGGTGTTCCACCACCCGGCGCGAAGGCGCAAAGCTGTGAATCATGCCAAGTGTGCCTTCGTAATCGCTCAAAATTGCAAGGTGCTGCGGATTTTCCCGCACCTTGAAAAGCGCCAGATCACCGGCGCGGGCCTCATCAATAGGAATTTCCGCCAGCAAGCCGGTAAGCTTTTGCGTGAGATATGCCCCATCCGGTTCGCGCGAATATGTTACCTCGTCATACGCGGCCAGCTTCACGCCGTTTTTATCTTTCAGCCCCAGCTCGTCCACCACGCCAACAATTAGGCCAAGGCAATCACACCCTTTGCCTTTGAGCCGCGCTTGATGGTGAAACGGCGTGCCAAGCCATGTGCGTGCTTGTGTTATTATTCGATTGCTTATATTTTCGGTCATGAGGATAAAACCATGTATTTCATGTTAAAAGTATTCATCACCGCGCTTGTCGTTGCGGGTGTTTCTGAATTGGCAAGGCGATATAATTTGGTTGCGGCGGCGCTGGCTTCGCTGCCCTTAACGTCTATTTTGGCGTTTATTTGGCTCTACAATGACACGCACGATTTGCAGAAGGTGAGTGAGCTTTCTTATTCCGTTATGTGGCTTGTCATCCCATCGCTGCTTTTCTTCGTCATGTTTCCGCTGCTTATCAAATCGGGCTTTAAGTTCTATCCTGCTTTAATCATTTCCTGCGTTATCATGTCGGCAGGTTATGGCATCTTCATTTATTTGAAAAAAGCCTACTTCTAAGCCGTTTGCAGATCGTTAGCGGTTGCTGCCGTGGAAAGCATTTTATCCATGCCCGGAACGTAAGGCTCACCGCGAAAATTCACGGCATTGCTGAATTTGGTAAAGCAGGTGTTGAAAGTTTTATCGCAACCCGCAATCGCGTTGAAAGTATCACCCACCGCAATATTGTTCGGCATTGGCAGCACCAGCGTAAATTGCTTGTTAGCGAATTCCTTTATTTCCATGCGCCGCCCAGCGTTCGCGCCGGTGAGCCAAACGACTTCGCCGCTAGAAAAATACCCCGCCGCTTGCGTCATGCTATTGCACACAAAAACTTGGCGGCTGGTAACGGTGTTGATCGTGCCGCTTGCGGTAAAGCTGGCTTTATTCACTTTGCAACGCCCATCGCCAAAAACAGCGCGGCAAGTCGGGCTATAAAGCTCAACAATATTCTGGCTTAGTTTCTGCGTTAGCCCACGCACTTCGGCAATGAATTGCCCGTTCTTTAATGAAACCTCGCCAAGCCAGCCGCGCCGGTGCGTGATAATGCCTTGCGTTAGATCGGTGACGTTGACCATGAAAATTTCAATTTCGGCAAAGTCATATTTTCCGGCCATGATATCGGCCTCGGTAATTGCCGCCGCATCCAGCACGCCCGCCACATCAAGGTTATCAACGCTAAACCTGTCTTTTGTTTCAATGCTGGTAGGGGAAAAGCCGGTTGCCGCTTTGTAAAGCTGGCTGGAAATAGTGAGGTCAGAAGTATGATCGGTGAAACCCATAACGGAGGTATCAACCAGCGTAAGCTTCCAGCAAATTGCAAGGCTGGTGACTTCACCGGCCAAATGCGCGTTTAAGGGTGATGATGCAGTTCTCATATGCGAAGCTCCACAATTGGTATTGAATCCCAAACATAAATGCCGGGGCCATCGGTACGCACGGCCAGCTGGTCAGTGTCAAAACGCGCTGGCACGTCAAAATCAAAATCCGCGCTCACCACCACCGTATTTCCGGGCGCACTGGAAAACGTGACAATGCCGGTGGTGAGATCCACGGAGTAACCGGAAACCTGCAAAACGGCGTTTAGGTAAATCTTCACCGTGCCGCTTACCGGCTTTTTGATTTCCCGGCTGTAGCTATTGCTGCCGCTGGTATAGAGCTTGGTAAGCTGAAAGGCGGTAAGCACACCGTTGCCCGTGCCGATCACTTGCCCCACGGCTTGATAATCGCTCCAATCCTTGAAACGAAAACCATAGGCTTTGCCGAAGCGGGCGCGGAAAAAAGCAATAACCGCGTCCATATCGGCCTTGTTTTTTATGCCGGTGGAAATATCCCATCGGCCGCGTGACTTTTGCCAATTCACATTCCGCTGTTCAAACCCGCCTTGCGTTGTAACAATGCTGGTATTGAACTGCGGCCCGCCCGAAGCGCCATAGGCGATTTTTTGCGGAAATTGGACTTCGTGGAATGTTGGCATTTTAAGCGTTCCTTGTGCGATAACGCTGTAAGCTTCCTGCAAACCGCGACATAATTTGTCCTTGGCTTTCCATGAAGCTTTGCGCGTCCGGGGTTGAAATATTAAAGGTCACGTTCATGCCGCCCGCCTTTGTGCCTTTAGGCAAAACGGTTTCACCTTTTTGCAGAATGGCCGGGAATTCATCGGGCATAAGCCCGTTATGAAAACGCGACGCACCGGCAAATAAGAAAGGCGAAACAGCGCGGCGGCTGGCGAGTGTTTCACCAACCACACCGCCTTCATGAAATAGGCCGCTAAAGAAACTGCCAACGCTGCTAAACAGGCTTCCGAAAATGCCGCTGCCCGAACTGCCACCGCTGCCGGCAGCGGGATTGCTCCCACCGCCAAACAATCCACCAAGCGAATTAGCAATAGGCCCGGTGACGTTTTGGCGAATGAAGGCCCGCAGCAAATCCTTTTCAATATCCTGAATCAGATCGCCAATTTTCTTAAAGGAAAATTCGCCACTGGAAACCATATCCACCAGCGTATCTTCCACCTTGCTTGCAGCATTGCTAAAGACGGTTTCGGCATTTTTAGCCGCATTGGTGGCTTCCGCGCCGTATTTGTTAAGTGCGCGGGCCGCGCCATCTTCCCATTTATCGCTGTCCAGCTGTGATTTTTCGTAAATGTTCTTAAGCTTTACTTTGTAAATCTGCTCCAGCTTTTCAACGTAATCTTCGTTGGCTTCGGTAGCGCCGCCTAAGTCCTCAATCAGTTTTTCTTTCCATTCATCCAGCGCTTGCTTCGCCACATCAAAGGAAGGTTTGGTTTGCAGAATGCCTTGGTTAATTTCATCAATGGCCTTCTTGTGCTTTTCCTGCGCGTCAGTGGCATCCTTTGCCGCTTTTTGCTCGTCATAGATAGCAGCTGCTAACTCTGCTACCTTGTCGCGCATTTCCTGCGTGGCGCTTGGATTAAGCTTATCAAGTTCGCCTTGCACCGCCTTTTTGCGCGGGTCGGTAATGCCTTCCACCACTTGCCGTTTTTGCAAGCTATCAATCAGCTTTTCGTTGGCTTCGGTCAGCTGGCGGGTTTCCCGCGTGGCTTGCTCCAAATACTTGTCATATTTGGTTTGCGAAAGTTGCTCATTCAGCTGCTTGGCGCGTTCAATCGCTTCCTTGTTGGCATCGGTAGCTAAACCGTCCAGCTGCTTATTTACCCGGTCACGCTCCGCAATGATTTTGTCACCATCGGTTTGCGTGGCTTTTAATAATTCATCGGAAAGCTTTTGATTAATGCCCGCAATTTTTTGCGCCTTATTTTCCTCCTGCGCGATTTCATAATCACGCTGCGCTTGCCGTTTTTCCTCCTGTTCGGTGGCAATTTTCGCGTCAATCTCCGCTACCCGCTGCTTGGCTTGCGCGTAAAACGGGTTTTCAACCAAATCAAAAAGCAGCCGGTCAGTGCCGAAGCTTTTAAGATTATCAACTTTCTTTTGCTCTGCTTCCCGCTGTTCTTCCAGTGTGCCGCGCACTTCTTTTTGAATAGCGGCCAGCCGGTTAGAAAGGAAATTAAGCGAATTCTGCACCACGCCGCTTTCGGCAATGTTTGCACCAAACGCTTTAAGCAGATCATCCCATTCAACGCGCAAGCGGTGCGTAGCGCCGGTAAGCCCACCAGCTTCACCCTCAGCCGCACCACCAACTTTATCACGCACCTTTTCGAGAATCAGGGCCAGCGCTTCACTTTCGCGCCCTGTTTCAACAAGGCTTTTAATCATCGCGGCTTGCTGATCGGTGAAGGTAACACCCGCTTTAGAAAGGGCGTTGATGTTCTGTACCGGGTCTTCAAGCAGCTTGCCAAAGCGGAGAATGACGGAGTTAAGATCACTCCCCATTACTACCGATAAATCATTAGCCAGCTTGATAGTTTCAAAGAAAGTATCGTGACTTACGCCTTTGAAGGTAAGCAGTTCGGTTGCCGCGTTTTGGATTTCCTCATTTCCGCGCAGGGTGGAACGCTCATAGGCTTCCGCGAATTCGGCAATCTCGCCTTTTGTTACACCGGCGGCATTGCCGGTGGCTTTTAATACCGCTGCAAGGCGCAGCTGTGATTGCTCATATTTTGCGAATTCCTTTAAGCCTTCCATCGCTGCAAACGTAACAGCGCCGATTGCCGCCGCCGCGATAACACCAGCCGGGCCAAGCGCGGACAGGAATTGACCGACACGGCCAGCTTCACCGGAAAGTTCACCCAAAACATCATTTGCTTGCTCACCGGCGGCATTCAGCACCACCAATTCCTTTGAAGCGGGTTTGGTGGCTTCGCGGATTTTTTCAAGCGCACGTTGCCCTTGCTCGCCGGTAAGCGTTAGCTCCCTGCGTACCTTGTCGCCATCAACTACCGCTATGCGGATTGATATATTCTGTGTTGCTGTCGCCATGTTTTTTTACCGCTTCGCGTAAGCCTGCCTCGGCATATTCGAGCAAAAGCAAAAGCGCCTGGCGGTCATAGCCAAGCGCTTCTGCAATGCTCATGATGGTTGGATATTCAAACCCAGCAGCTAGGCCGCTGGGGTGATATTTCAGCACGCTACCGCGCTGTATCACTTCCCATGCTTCAAAACCTTCCAGCGAAAAAGGCTCATTTTTGAAGTACGGGCAAAGTTCCCCGGTTACTGGGTCGCACTTTCCTTGACTGCACGGGAGCGCTTGCGCGGCGCAGCCGGAGCAGTAGGAAGGCCCGCCGCCGAAGTGCCACTCACAGCGGGCCTTAAGGCGTTTCCCTCGGTTTCGGCCATCGTAAAGGAGGTGGTATATTTTTCCCAAAAGTCTTGGCCGACAAACCAAATATCCATGAGTTCGCTAACGCTTTGCTCATTGATTGCTGCCGGTTCGTCACTATCGGGTTTCATTACGCCTTCCCATGCAATGATCGCTGCAATTGCCAGCGCCTTTACAAGCAGAGTTTGGGAAAAGCCCAGCCGCGATTGCTCATTTTCCAAATCAGGAAAAGCCCACGGCGTTTTGCCGGTTTCCTCACTTAGCTTAATTTCATCGCGCATTGCCTTAATTTGCTTGATAACGGTTGACTGTGCGGCGGTCATAATGGCCGTGGTTAATGGCCTTACATGTACGCGCACGCCGGAAGGCAGATCAAGCCAGTAAGGTTCTTTTTTCAAATTTAATCGTAACATGGTTTTCTCCTTGGTTTATGGGTAGCTGGTAACGTCATTTTTCAGCACGACGGTTACGGACTTGCTTAAGCTGTCATCGTAAACGCCTTGCCAATTGAAGCTGCATTGCACACCACCGGGGCCGCTAATCGGAATGCGAGGGCGCGGTAAAAACACCTCATGGAAAGTCCATGTGAGCGAGAAATTGTTGCCATCCAAACCGGCCATTTTGTAGGCGAGTTCAAGCTCAATCGAGTTGTTATTAATTGCGTCATCAACCAGCGTGGTATCGGCAAAACGCACATCAATGCTGCCGGTGATATTGACGGTGGTAGGATCAACGCCATCAATCAGCCCGTCATTGCGGATAGTCGGCACGCCTTGCATGCCGTTAGCGTAGGTAAACTGCGCTCCGGTTACGTTTGCCAACGCCACGTTATTGCGTTTGACAGTGCCGTTAAATTGACTGAAAGGCTTGAAAAGCCGCGTGGTTGGCGTACCGCCTTGCGTAGAGGTAAAGCGAGTTTCACCCTGCGCGATGATATTCAATGTGGCATTCGCCGCGCCGGAGCGCTGGAAGTTCAGCGCCATTGAATTGAGCATGCAGCCGGTATGCAGAAAATAGGCAGGTACGTTTGCATGCCCGATTTCTGCCGAAAATGAAGGCAAGGAAGCTGCACCGCTGATAAAGGTATGGGTATAACCACCACCTGAAAGCGTAGCGCCGCTTACCACGCCGTTAGCATTGCCGGAAGCAAGCGTGAAGGCATTACCAGCCCCACCAACGGTATCATAGACTACGCCAAGCTTTGTGCCGCTGACGTTAGAATAAGTTGCCGGGGTAATTGCCGCATTCACCGAAGCGTTTAAGTCAGTCGCCAGCTGGGTAAGCGTAGCGGTCAAGCTGCCGCCGATATTGGTTTGGGCTGTAGTCGCGCCGCTGGCTACAAACGTCCATACAATGCCGTTGATCGTGATTGTGTGACCGGCGCTGGGATTGACGCTAAACGTGATATCACCCGTAGCAGCAACACCTGCAGAGGTAGGATTACCCATAAGCAGCTGCAACCACCGCCCGAAATCGCGGGCCTCCACCGGCACAACCATATTGCCGGTATCATTAATTACATCGCGGAAAGGCGCACGCGGTTCGCGGCCTTGCCCTAATAATTCCGATGCAATTAAGTTTTGCTCTGCGCTCAAATCCGAGGAAACGAACGCAAATTTTTCAAAGTTACCGGCTGGCTTTACGCCGTAGGTAACTTCCTTTAAGGCAAGCAACGACGCTGCCGAACCGTAGGAACGGGCCATAGTATTATCTCCATTGTTAAGGTTAAAAAGTGGACGCAAAAAAGGGCTGGCCGTGTTAGCGGCGCAGCCCTTGAAAAGCGTTTGGCGGTTAAGTCTTAATTTAGTGGGTCAGTAGTGTAGAATCGCACCATGATTTGAACCGTTGCCGTGCGGACAGTTGCCGCGCCTTCAATCGGTTCTTCGTCAAAGTCCGGTGATCGGGCCTCAACCCACTCGGCAAGGCCATCAAGCGTGCGATTTGTGTTTATGACGCTGCCAATGCTCACCAAAAGCGCATCAAGCGCGGTATCGCGCGTAGCTGAATTTGGATTTTGCACCATGACTTCCAGCGTCACGATATGCTCATAAATATAGGTTAGCGGCGAAAGTATTACCTCCGGCTCCTCGCTGGCGCCATCGTGCATATTGATAATGCCGCCAGTGGTAATTTTCTGCGCCTTATCCATGTTGCGGTAGGGTTTCACCGTGGCGCTTTGCAGCGTTTGCAGCTTTGTAAAAAGCGTGCTTAAAATTTGTTCGCGTTTACTCGTCATTGGTTTGCACCTCCGGCCAATTATTTAGAATTGCTTGCCCTAGCTGCGGTTGCCATTGATTCACCACCGCCTTGTAATCCAGCCGCTTTTTCAGCTGCGCTTGCGGCACTAAAAAGAACATCACCACCGTTGTAAGGCCACGCCCGCTTTTAAGCGCAGAATCCGAAGCTTTGCGAAATCCACCACGCTTGCCGGTTCCGGCCCGCAAGCCATCCACCACCAGCAAAGAAACTGCACCAGGGCGATAAACAAAACGCAATCGGCCAAGCGCATGCTCTGGAAAATTTGACGGGGTAATACGCTTTCCGCCAACGCCGCGCTTTGGCGCTGCTTCGGTAGGAATTGCCAAAAACCAGCCATCCTTACTTTTGATAACCGCACCTTCATTGAAAGCGCGAATAATCTTTGGTGCTTTTGAAAATATCCATCCTGCCGCGTCTAAGGATTTTTTGCCTTTCGGATAAACCTTCGCTTGCCAGCTTTTCGCCAGCTTTGAGCCGAGGCCCGCATTGGTAACTTGCCCGCGCAGATCATCCTTAATATGCGTGGTAATTTCCGATACTCCGCCCGTTACCGCTTGTTCTGCAGCTTCTTGTTGCTGCTTCATAAATTTGGTGAGGTTGCCTTTTATTGCTGCTTCAAGACGCATAAACATCTACCTGCCATACGAGTTGTTCGCTATCCCGGCGCGGCGTGCCTTGAACGCTGTAAGTGATTCCGTCCACCATGAATTGATCGCCCGCAACAATTGAAGGGCAGTCGGCAACCTGCACCTCAAGCACTAAACTTGGGGTTTCGATTACTGACTGCCCTATGTTTTGGTAGATATCCGGCGCACGGGTGATAACG